GAATGTTGTCAGATTCGAGAAGTGGAGATATATCATCTAAGCGCGTTATCGGCGTATTTGGATTCTTGGCTCTCACGGCTATGATGTTTATCAATGCATTATATCCAAAGTCAATTGCTCCGTCTCATGAATTAATTTCTGCTATCGAATACATTGTTATTGCTGCATTGTTTAGTGCCTCAGTTGATAAATTTTCGTATAAAAATGACATCAAAGAAATCACTCACGAAAAATCACTAAAACAATAAGGATATGATAAGAATGAAAACCATACCGTTACTAGCACTTACATTTACAACCACTGTAACATTTATTTGTTCATATTTTTACAATCTAACAATGGACAACTTTGAACAATATACTTCATTGTTAGCTGTTGTGTTGTTAGATGGATTTTTTGGAATCATAGCAGGATGTAAACGAGAAGGATTTAAAACATTCAAAGCAATCAAAGTATTAAGAACATCAATTGTTTGGACAATGTTTTTAACGGTACTGCTTTTAGTAGAAAAAGGATTTGCCGGGACAGCTTGGTTGAGCGAAACAATTATAATTCCATTTATCATATTTCAATTGATAAGTGCTCTTAAAAATGCATCAATGATAGGTTGGATACCTTCTAGCTTATTAAATGATATTTTAGATAAAATAGATTTACATAAAGGTCACCGAGACGAAGATAAAAAATAAAGGAAAGTTATGGTATTGAAACGAGGTAGCAAAGGCGAATCAGTAAAAACGTTACAAGAATTTTTAAAATTAACTACAGATGGGGACTTTGGTCCTAAAACTGAAGCAGCTGTTAAAGACTGGCAAAAAACACACGGATTAATGGTCGATGGCGTAGTAGGTCCTAAAACATGGGCGGCAATGGGTATTTTAAATACTGACAATGCAGAAAACATTGAAGTGGTAAATGCATTAAGCATTAAAAAGTATTGGATGCCAGAAGGAACTTATTTTAAAGGTCCAGTTCCAAAAGATTGGATATTCTTACATCATACCGCAGGAGGAGATAATCCTTACCAAGTAGCTGATATGTGGGCACGTGACAACAGAGGTAATGTTGCTACCGAATATATCTTAGGCGGACAAAACGTTACAAATAAAAACGCTAAATTTGATGGCGAATTGATTCAATGTTTTCCTGACGGAGGGTACGGATGGCATACAGGTACAGGTAATTCCGTAATGCATAGAAACTCTGTTGGAATTGAAGTTTGTTGTATGGGTCAAATTGTTAATGGTAAAACATATGTTAACACTCCAGCTGATCCATACCAAGTAATTAAATTAGCAAAACCGTTTAGAGGATTTCAATATTGGCATAATTATTCTGATGCACAAATTACGGCATTAAAGAATTGGATTTTGTTTGTAGCAAACAAATATAGTATCGATCCACGCATTGGATTAGTAGAGTATGTACGAGCTAAAGGTGCAGATGGATTTGATGTATTAGATGTTCGCAAAGCAGAATCAACCCCAGGAATGTATTCGCATACCAATGTAATACGTGGCAAAGTGGACATGTATCCACATCCGGATCTAATTGATATGCTTTTATCTCTTTAATTATTTAAAATAAAATGCTAGTAAAGTACGCATGTACTAACCCAATTGTTTTGGTAATGCGTATATTTATTTATATACAAGGTATGATATGAGTGATAAATTAAATCAAATAATAAAAACAGCATTAATTGCAGGTTACAAACCCAAACCAATTCCTATGCGTACGGAATCAATTGAAAATGTAATTAGAAAAGCATTATTCGAACAAGGTATTCCTTTAATATCAACATACAAAAATCCATTATCTAAAAAATCGCAACTAGATACATGGAAAGATTCATTAGGTCCAGCAAAATTTGGTCAAATGATGAAAGATATTGAAACTGCTAAAGAAACTGGTACTTTTACAACTAAAGATATTGATGCTATTTTACGATCTTATGATCCTAATTATGCACCGTCGAAGACTGCACCATATGCTTTAGGTTTTGGACCGGGCGAACAAAATTATTTTCAAACGCAAGTAAAAAACGTACGACAAAAGCTTGAACCATTTCATCTACGAATGGACTACCCATCACTTCAAAAAGAAGTTGGCGTAGTAGCTGGCATGATGCCGCCATGGATGGATAGAACAGCATACAATAAACTTCTATCATTAGGCGGCGCCCCGTTTTTAGGACAAACGGGAACAAAATTAGGACCTTCGAAAGATGTTACGCCGTTACAACCAGAAGATGCAGAACGAATAGTTAAGGGAGAAGAACCATATGGCACTTTATTAACAGGTGTACAAATAAAAATGTACAATCACCCAGAAAATCCAAACGGAATGTTTGTATACTTTTTTGAAACTCCGAATAGAATGTATTTTCCGATGGAAATGTATGGTGCTAATTATTATGTTGATTGGAAATTGGAAACAGTTGAAGCAACTACAACACTATGGCTAATGAGGGGAGATAGAAAAGAAGGTTGGATAACTAAAAGAAACCCATCATCAGATGAAGTAATTTTTGTTGATAGAAACGATGTAGGAATTAAAGACCCGCTTGGCAGTGGGTTAATTCAAAGCTTACGTGCTTATTCGGGGTTTCCATCGCTATTTAAAAACAATTACAAAAAAGACGATGTTGTAGTTAATTTCGGCATAGGGTCAATGAATTTATCAGCATTAGCCGATCGAATTCAAATGGCATTTGATTGGATCGGTATACTTGTTCCTCCGATTGATATTGTTAACGCAATATGGTATGCCGTACGCGAACGTTATCTAGAAGCATTTATAAGTATTGTTGCTTTATATCCGGGCGTTGGGGATGCAATTGCAATTGCATTCAGGCCTGTTATCGCACTCGCTCGTAATTTGAAATTAGGGGCTCAAGCTACTTATAAATTACTTTGTGAAACCATGGAAAAAAATGGTATTTCGTTTACAGCATTGCAAGAAGTATTTCCGAAAGCAACCGAATGGGTTGCGGCTGCACAAAAATCTGGAATGCTTACGCAACAACAAGCTGATGATATGATTGTTTGGATAAATGATTTTAAACAATATGCAGCAATTTGGTGGAAAAATAGAAGTGCAGATGCGGTAGCCAAAAACAAAGCATTACAAGCAAGAATTAATAAAAAATTAGGATTGCAAACTGTTGACACAGCACCGGCACAAGAACAAGTAGGATTTTGGAGAAATTTAGGACGAAGATTATCAAAGTTTTTCGGTGGATTAACAAGTCCACGTGGAATTATAGATACTATATTGAGAGCTGGCAAAGGTACAATACGAATAACAACCAGCTGGTTAGTTAAAAGATCTGGAAAGTATTGGCGATCGGCATACATAATGGCTTATAATCAGTTCATAAAACTATTAATGAACGATCCGCAAAAAGTTGCAATGTGTATTTTAAGTTTTACAGAAAAAAATATTTCAAAAAAATGGATTACTAAAGTAGCTGATGAACTATGGAATTTATATCCAAAAAGAAGAACGTTTGATAGAAATAGAAACACGTATGTTGAATTCATTCCAAATTATTTCGGGCAAAGTTTAACAAAAGAACAGTTTCTAAGAAAAGTAGCAAATAATCTTCCGCAAGCGTTAGATGATTTATTAACAAAATCAGCATCTACATTCAAGAGAATTGTTTCAGAAATGGTTAAAGATGCAGCAGTTGCTTCTTCTAAAACAGTAAATGTATATTGGACAGCATTTTGGGCGGATCCATTACGTAGATTTGCAAATGAATATGGCGGTCGGTCAATTAAAACAGTATTACCTGTTAGCTCAGGAAATACAATAGATGATGTTAGTGATTGGTTTGTAAATCAATTTTCAAGTCAGGACTTTCTAAGAAAAGTAGATGTTTTTTACAATGAATTTCAAGAAGCATATGAAAGATTTGATTATGGTACAGAAGAAGGAAGTAAATTAAATCAGCAATCCGTTATATATGCTATAGTTGACTACGTAGTTTCTGTAGTAGATCCATTAGACAGAAATATTGCTGAACTGATCGAAGTAGCAGATGAAGCAGCAAAAGATCTGTCACCCACATATGAATATGTAAGCAATTTAACTGATGAAAGTTATATGCCTGGAAAATTAGATTCATTAAACTTTCAGATATATTCTGGAAAAAATATTGGAGAACAAAAGTATAAAACAGCAAATTTAAAAAAATTCGTTGATAGTGGCGATATGGAATACTTAGGTTCTGGTAAATATTTGGTTAGGAAAGTAAATAAATTAAATCAATTATCAATGTCATCTGTAAAAAATCCTTCGAAGAAAGGTATAACTCCGAATGGTACAATGTATATTCTTCAAGTAGGTGATATTTTATATATTGATCCAAAAGGTATAATTTCAAAAATTTAATCATGATAAACGAATACGAAACACAAAGTACACTTAATCCAAAGCTTTGGGACGACACACGTCTCAAACCCAAGTTGGACAAAAAGTTTATTCGTATTGCAAAAGCATTTTATGATTTCCTAGAAATTGAAACGCCTATACTAGATATTATTCTTATTGGCAGTAATGCTAATTATAATTGGACGGAACACAGTGACATTGATTTGCATGTTGTGATAGACTATCAATCCATAAATAAAAATTTGCATCTTGTTAAGAATTACATGATGGCAAAGAAATCACTTTGGAATGCAAATTATCCGTTAACATATCAAGGTATGGCTATTGAATTATATGCGCAGGATTGGAATGACAAATTGCATTCAACAGTCGGTCAATATTCATTAGCAAAAGGCAAATGGATAAAACAACCTTCAGCTGATACCGTTTCGATTGATGATGATATCATAGATGAAAAGGCTCGTCCTTTAGAATATCAAATTGATGCACTCAAACCAACAGATCCAAAGTTACGAGTTAAGATAGAAAATATTTTATTGCACTTACGCAGAATGCGACAAACAGGTTTAGAGGCAGAGGGAGAATATTCCGTAGAAAATTTAGCATACAAGAAACTGCGTAATAGCGGGCATCTTGAACGTTTAAAGGAATTGTTACGTACTAGTACTATGACATCTTTAGCAGTAGAAAATGCAGCACACTCAAATAAACCTGAATCATACGTTGAAATGTTAGCCAATCATGTTGCAAAGAAACGCATCATGACAGAAACGGAATGGCAAACGGTAATGAAAAAGACTGATGCTGTAGAAGATGCAATGGGGCAATGGAAACATCCAGGACGTTGCACAATGATTCCTAGTAACAATATTACAATGCAACGAGTTGCGTATCCAGTACTGGGAATTGATGATACAGGTCATAGCATCATAATGCGTCCTGAAAAACAATATACATACCCGGGTAAACGAGTATTTGAAATACCAATGAACGGACAACAACAAACATTGCTAATGCAAATGCGCAATGCTTTAACAGATTGGAATAGCTTATGAGTGCAAGTAGAGGCTTAGGAGATGACATCAAAAAAATAACTGCAGCAACAGGTTTGGATCAACTTGCAAAACAAATTGCACGTATACTTGATGAAGATTGCGGATGTGATGATCGTCAAGAATGGATGAATGAAAAAACAAAAAATTGGCCTATATATAAGAAAAGGAACATAAATGGCAATAATAAATAAAACAGGTATTACTACGGGTGGAACAATACAAGCTGAACACGTAACTCGAACCATAGATGCATTGAGTGGCGTATCAACGGATACCATAGTTGCAACGGGATCTTTCTCTGGTTCTTTTAAAGGAGATGGTTCGCAATTAAGTGGAGTTACAGCTGGATTTCCTTTTACGGGTTCGGCTAGAATAACAGGATCATTAGCTGTTACTGGAAGTTTTATACAAACATCTGTAGGCGCGGGAGTATTAATTAATTCTGATACATCCGGCGTTATGTCGCTACAATCTAGCACCATTAATGTATCTAGTTCAGTTAATTTCAACGGCTCTGCAGGATTGGATTTAAGTATCATGAGTAAGGGTCGTGGATTTAGAATACCATTAGATGACCCCGGGGCTAATGAAAATACCGGATCTATGTATTTCGATGCACCAAATGCTACATTATGGATTTATGATGGAACTACATGGCGTGGGTTCGAGCCAACACTATAATATGTATTACTATATTTATATAAAAGGAATAATTATGAAACTAACAAGAGAACAAGTATTAGGAATCATACGTCATACATTAACATTTGTAGGAGGTATCCTTGTTGCTAAAGGTCTAGTAGACGAAGCAACTGCAACAGAAATCATTGGTGGTGTACTTACACTTACTGGTGCAATTTGGTCTATTGTAGCAAAGGCTTAACATGAAACGGCTTAACGAATGTGGTTGCGGTTGTGGTGGAATGAAAGGCGGTTGCCAGAAGCCGGAAGGAAGCATGGCCAAACATGATGCAATGGAATGTGCAGAAGATGCTCAAGCTGTTGCGAATATGATTGATGAATCAGATAATCTGCCAGAATGGTTAGAATCTAAAATAACATTGGCTGCTGATTATATGAATCGCGTTAAAGATTATTTAACACATTACAAACAACATAGCGATACTCAACCAGGCTTTGGAGGTAACACATCACAGCTACAATTCGTTCCTGCCAACTTTGCAACTCAACTTAAACAAGCCATGAATGAAAAGATTCAAAAGGTTGAAAACGGATGGGCGGTATATCCTAGTAAAGGCGGAAAACGTTTAGGAACACATCCAACACGTAAAGCAGCACTTAAACAATTAGCAGCAATAGAAATTGCAAAACATAGAAAATAATGGAAAAGCTCAAACACCTTTTAATAGAAGCCAAAACTAGTTGCCCCATAGCAACACAAGACGTTCATGTTAATTTAGAAAATAGACAACATGCAATTGATGAATATCATTATGGCCCAGCAAATCCGGATAAACCAGGTAAGTATTGGAAAGATGCTGCTAAGCGTTGGAAAACTACTGAAGCAGAAGTAAAATCAATGCGTTGCGGAAATTGTGCTGCATTTGATATTACTAAAAAAATGCTTGATTGTATTGAAAAAGGAATTAAAACCGGGCATTATGGAGATGAACCAGGAATTGATGCAAAAGCAACTGTTAAACAATCTGGATTAGGATATTGCAATTTCTTTAAATTTAAGTGCGCTGCAAGTCGTACATGTGCAGCTTGGGTAACAGGAGGCCCGTTGAAATGATACGTTTAAAACAATTATTGCAAGAAGACATTGAAAATACATCAGCCGCCAAATCAACTCCAGAAGAGGAATCAGGTGGCGATTATCAATTACTTTATGATGGTTGGTTAAACCGAGGTACGACTGCTGCAAAATATTTAGTTGCAAAAGGATATAATAAAATAATAGCAGCTGCATTTATTGGAAATTTTGCCGTAGAAAGCGGTGTACGACCTAACGTTAGTCAGAATTTAACAAAAGGATTAAAATTAGGTTTTGGATTTAAACCCACTACACCTGCAGAAGCTTTAAAACAGCCATCAAAATCCGGATATGGTTTAGCTCAATGGACCGAAGATAGAAAAACTAAATTAGTTGCAGCAGGAGCAACTACTACTACACAACAATTGGATTTTCTTATAGCCGAATTAAAAGGTTCACAATCATCAGCTTGGGAGAAAATAAAATCTAAAAAAACACTATCTGACGCTACTGCTGCAGTTGTTAAATATTATGAACGAGCTGGTGTTCCTGCTTTGGCTGAAAGAGTAAGTAAAGCTACGGATATATACAATCAAATAAAATAATTTGGATTACACGTGTAATTTACATAT